ATATATGCTTTGTTTGACCCTCCTTCTCTAAATTGAATGTAAGGATTTGTACCATCTAGCGTAAGTTTATGATCGCTAGAACCAGCAGCAATAGCTAAAGTTGATCCATTAAAACCTAAGTTTGATTCACCATTTAAAGTTGCAGCAGTTCCTGACCCAGTTATAATCCTATTGTCTGCATTATTGTTTATTGTTACTCCTGATATTCCAGTTAATTGTGAACCATCACCTCTATATGATGTTGCAGTTACAATACCAGTAATATTAACACCAGTATTTTCAGTGGTTAATTTTTCATTACCATTGAAATATAATTTTGTTGAATTATCTGCATCAATTATGAATACATTTTGATTATGTGCCAGGTTCCTAAATGAAAAATAATTTGCTCGTGGATTAATTACTGATGCTTTAAGAATAAAATGATTAGAAGAGGATGTGCTTTCAATTACATGATTACTAGATCCAACCATGTTATGATAAAGATGTAACTGACGACCACTTACAGAACCGAGTATAAGTTTTTTATCATCAGGTATTATTATATTATCACTGGTGGTTGTAACACCAGCGATGCTTACATTATCTAAGTTAGTATGACCATCTACATCTAAATCTCCGTTAGCATCAATATTACCTGCAAATGTTGATATACCAGATACATCTAAAGTCGTTAAATCAACAGGACCAATATTATATCTTTCTGTTCCTGTTCCTACTACTCCATTTATTTCTTTGTTAACTAACTCTAACCAATTACCTGCGTGTGCAAAATATCCTCTACCTGTTGCGTGAACATGAGCAAACATACCATGATAACTTCCAGCCGATGGAAGATTATTCATCGCAGAATATAATGATGGTATCTTATTCTCACCTGCAAGTGCTTCAATTACACCACCAGTAACACGAATACCTGAACGTGCTGTAATTAATCCGACTGCATCAATATTCTTTACATCTTCATATGTTAATGTTCCACCAATTGCTACGTTACCACTGAAAGTTGCATCACCTGTGACCGCAAGAGTAGAACCATTAAATGTAAGATTCGCACTATCCTCTAATTCACCACCAGTTCCAGCGATAACAATACGATTATCTGTTAAATCTTCAACCTTAAATGTATTTGCTTGACCACCTGCATTAATATCAACAAGTCCATTAAATGTAGAGATTCCTGCTACCTGAAAATTACGTGATACTACAAGATCATTAAAAGTAAAATTACCACCACCAGTTGGTGTTGGTGCACCAGTTAAACCAATATATCTGTAACCTACAATGTATATGTTCGTATCTGTAACACCACTCGGAACACTTGTATCATTAAAGTTTAGAACACCAGCAGAATAATCAAAGAACCAACCATCATTCGCTCCTGAACCAGCAGCAGATAATGCAACACCACCAGAATTTGGATCTCCTTTATATACTTTAATTAAATAACTTGCACCAAACTGTGTATCAATCCAGTTTGTTAATCTTGCAGAAGATGTATCATTATAAGTTGTATATGCAATAAAAGCACGTTGACCAGAACTCGTGCTATCTGCTGTCATTCTTAATCCAGAAGTTCCAGCAAGATATACTTTTACTTGTGATGTATCAGAACCTGGTGGTGTGGTAGGTATCGAATCACTCTCATTCCATAATGCACCATTTGCTATAATCAGAGGTGATGGAATTGCTTCAGCAAAAGGTTGCTTTCCAGTGCCGCTTATTGCACCAGTTCCCACGACAGAACCTGTCTTGGTTTTTGTAAAACCAATTTTCTTTAACAGAAAGTCAATCTTTTGTTGGTCGGTTACTGCCACTTAATTTACCTCTATCCTGTGAATCTGACTGTGGAAATCGACTGTCCAGAAGTCAATTTAAATCGAACCAAAATTTTGTTGTTACCGTTTGATGATGATTCTTCACCAAATACACAAGTAAATGTGCCACTCGACCCTGACATCACCGTACCAAAGGCACATCCATTGTCAGCATTATTTGGATTACCTGCACCAGAGTATGCGTCAAACATATCTGCCCAACCATTAGTGTTACTTAATCCCGTTGTCCAAGTTGAGTTCTCTGGAAGACAGACAAAACAACCTGCATAACTTCCACTCACCACAATATCCATTTGAGATACAGCAGCTCTTGTAATTAAAATTTGGAAATATTGTGTACCACTTCTACCCGATGATAAATTAAGACCAACTGGTAAGTATCCTGATGTATAGTTAGTTACATCGTGTCTTAATGTTCCACCTCTTACAATTGCTTCATAAACTGCAGGAGTTGCACTTGAGTTAAATGTAGTTGATATTGGTGAAGGTGTATCACCTGTAGCACCTGCATTGACTCTGATTGCATTTCCTGAACCAGTACCAAGTGATGATACTAATATATTATCTTCGTCCACCTGTGATGTTGTTGCTGATGTTCCCATAATGTTTAAATTTGTACTGTAACTGATTCTTTGATTATTATGAGAACCATATGGTGTGCTTGCATCATATCTAGTAAAATGATTTGATGTAACCGTTGCGTGTATGTTTCTTGGCACACTTGATATCAAACAAGTTACACCAGTTCCAACCCCGTAGTTCCTTGCTGGAGGATTGGTTCCACCTGCAAAGTTTGTATAACTTTTACTTCCTGAATTTTGAAATGCACTACCTTGTCCATCAGAAGATAAGAATGTATTTTGAGTGTACATATCACCTGATGCATTTGTAACTGTCAGAACATATGTAAATGTATTTGCTGATGCTTGAGTATAATGAGCAATACCAGAAGAATATGCAACTGTTGGTGATGATGGAACTGTAACACCACTAAATGAAATCACAGGAGCACTGACTGTACTTGGATCTTCATACCAGAAAACTTCACCAGTAGTAGCAGAACCGTGAGTTAAAAATGCCTTATTATATCCATCTGGTGATGCTGCATTTAATAATCTAACATCATATACTTGATAGAAAGCAGCATCTATACCTGAGTCTCTTGTTGATAATGATGCATCTTTATTATCACTAATTACAACTGCACCTGAAGTAGCATTGTTTGTACCAGTATCTAATGTTGTAGTTCCAACTCCGACTGCGTTTACAAATCCTGTGACTGTTCCGTTGTCACCAGGTCCTACATCATTTATAGTATTTGTTGTGATTGTGCTATCTGTATTTCTTGTATATTGAGTTCCCGCTGATGGTGCTGAACCACCTGTATTATTCGTAGGTGTAAATCCCTGACATAATCTACCATTACCTGCAGTGCCTGTTAGAGATAATGATAACCCATTAAATGTAGTAGGTGCAGGAGGAACTAACTTACCTAATATAAAATTAAGTTCGTTAATTGAATCTTTTGTATGGTCTGTATTGCTTATCGTAAACGCTCCTGATTTAAATCCACCTGCAGGAGTTCCAATGACTTGATTACCGTGATATGTTGTGGCAGTTACGATTCCGTTATAGTTAATCGACCCACCCCCAAAGTTCTCTACCCAAGGAGTAAGTAATGCAACAGTTGTTCCTATGCCGACACCTTGAGTGTCTCTCTCTGCGAACAAATGTCCATCATAAAAATTAATTGCTAGTTCTCCGATCTGCATATCGTCTAAACCAGGACGCTTGCCTGTGACTGCAGACCTCTTTAACTTAAAAGGAGTTGCCATTTATATACGGTATGTACCGATGTATGCAGTATATACTGCTGATTTATTTATTCAACTAGCGTTATTCCTTCTCGGACGATATTTGAATAAGTCTTTTGGTGGATCTGGTTGCATCCATTCTCTAATTTTATGGTACTTCTCTTCTGAAAAATACTCTTGTTTCAAAAACCACTCTTCCCAAGGTTCGTGTCCTTTTCTCTGATTACAATCAGAGCAACAACAGACTACATTTTTTGTAAAGTCTGTTCCACCTTTTGACCTTGGTACAACGTGATCGATTGTCAAATTATTACCATCACCACAATAAGCACATTTAAAGTGCCATTTCTCTTTTACGTCTTTCCTCCATAATCTTTTTGCCTCTGCTGAACTTGTTGTCTGTAAGTTGAAAACATACGCTTTAGAAGAATGGAGAATGCTCATAAACTATTGTGAGTTATTTTTATTTAGTAAATAAAAAAAAGTCTTAAGGGACAAAAAAATACCCCGAAATTTTTTTCGGGGTAAATGTAATCAAATACTGATTTTGGTTTAGAGTGCATTACCACGAGGTAATACTTCTTCTGGGAACACAAAGTTCTCATGTGGTTGGTCAACAGATGACATCCATGCTCTCATACCTTCATTAAGAAGAATGTTCTTAGTGTAGAAGGTTTCAAACTCTGGGTCTTCTGCTGCTCTTATCTCTTGAGATACAAAGTCGTATGCTCTGAGGTTAAGTGCAAGACCTACGATACCGATTGATGATGTCCACATTCCCATAACAGGAACGAACAACATAAGGAAGTGTAAAAATCTTTTGTTAGAAAAAGCAATACCAAATATCTGTGACCAGAAACGGTTTGCTGTTATCATTGAATAAGTCTCTTCTTCCTGTGTTGGGTCAAATGCACGGAATGTTGTGCTTTGAATTTTACCATCAGTATATTGTGATGTGTCTTCATACAAAGTGTTTTGTACTGTTGCACCGTGAATAGCACAGAGTAATGCTCCACCAAGTATACCTGCTACACCCATCATGTGAAATGGATTAAGTGTTATGTTGTGGAAACCTTGTATGAATAAGATATAACGAAAGATTGCTGCGACACCAAATGAAGGTGCGAAGAACCAACTATGTTGACCTAAAGGATAGATCAAAAAGATGCTAGTGAAGACTGCGATAACTGCTGAGAAAGCAAGAGCATTGTAAGGACGAATCCCAACGAGACCTGCAATTTCAAACTGACGAAGCATAAAACCTATGAGTCCGAATGCACCATGAAATGCAACGAAGTTCCAGAGTCCACCCAGTTGGAACCAACGGATAAGATCTCCTTGTGCTTCAGGACCCCATAAGAATAGTAAACTATGACCCATTGCATCACCAGGTGTGGATACTGCTGCGGTCAGAAAGTTTGCTCCTTCAAGATATGAAGATGCAATACCGTGCGTATACCAACTTGTAACGAAAGTAGTTCCAACGAACCAACCTCCGATTGATAGGTAAGCACAAGGTAAAAGTAAAAGACCAGACCAACCGATGAATACAAATCGGTCTCTCTTTAACCAATCATCAAGTACATCAAACCAACCCCTTGTAGGTGCTTGTAAGGTAGATGCTACCATTATTTTCTCCTATAAAAAAGGGGTCTTTCGACCCCGATGTTTTATGTGGTTAAAAAATTAACCGATTGTAGGTGCTGTTAAAGCAACCTGAGTAGACTCAGCAGAAGCTAGGTCTAGTGGGAAGTTATGTGCATTTCTTTCATGCATTACTTCCATACCAAGGTTTGCTCTGTTTAGAACATCTGCCCATGTAGGAATGATCTTTCCGTTAACATCAACAACTGATTGGTTGAAGTTAAATCCATTTAGGTTAAATGCCATTGTGCAAATACCCATAGATGTTAACCATACGCAGACTACTGGGAATACTGCGAGGAAGAAGTGAAGACTTCTTGAGTTGTTGAATGAAGCATACTGGAAGATAAGACGACCAAAGTAACCGTGTGCTGCTACTATGTTGTATGTTTCTTCTTCTTGTCCGAACTTATAACCATAGTTCTGTGACTCTTGCTCTGTTGTTTCTCTGATTAGAGAAGATGTAACAAGAGAACCATGCATTGCTGAGAATAAAGATCCTCCGAACATTCCTGCTACTCCTGCCATGTGGAAAGGATGCATTAGAATGTTATGCTCTGCTTGGAACACAAACATAAAGTTGAAAGTACCTGAGATACCAAGTGGCATACCATCAGAGAATGAACCCTGACCAAATGGGTATACTAAGAATACAGCGAATGCAGCAGATACTGGTGCTGAATAAGCAACACAGATCCAAGGACGCATTCCTAATCTGTATGATAGTTCCCACTGTCTTCCCATGTATGCTGAGATACCAATAAGGAAGTGGAAGATTACCAACTGATAAGGACCACCGTTATACAACCATTCATCACGGTTGCTGCTTCCCATATAGGGTAGAAGTGTAGACCTATAGCGTTTGATGATGGAACAACTGCACCAGAGATGATGTTGTTACCATATAAGAAAGAACCTGCTACTGGTTCTCTGATTCCGTCGATATCGACAGGAGGTGCTGCTATGAAAGCAACGATGAAGCATGCTGCTGCTGTTAGCAAGCATGGAATCATGAGTACACCAAACCAACCAACATATAATCTGTTGTCTGTTGATGTTACCCATTCGCAAAACTCTGGCCATCCCGCTAGGAGTCCACCAGATTTTCTTTTGCTTAGAGTTGAAAGAGTTGTCATTAGTAAGACGTTTAAGTAGGGCATCAAGGGTAGATGCGAAACTTATTTCCAGTAATCCCTCACTACTGGATATGAAAGACGAAGTATTATACTGCCTATAGGTCTTGGTTTGAGAGCAGTTGTGCAAGTGGATGGCGATCCTTTCGAGTCCATTGCAAGGTTAAGTTTACATTTCTTAACGTAACTTCCATACTATATATGCATTTCAACATTTTGTCAAGCCCAAATTTCCTCTTTTAAATACTCGTGCATGGTTGGCATCTGCTCTGCTAGTTTCTTGACAGCATTGTGATGTGTTATCCACTTCTGTGTATCAAAATCTACCCAGTCATTGAAGTATCTGTTGAGTCTCTCGTTGACGTTGGTATAACCTGACCCTGCAAGGATGTAAACGATAGGGTCTTCGCCATGAGGTATCTCTTCTCCTGTTACCATTGCTTGTAAGATTACTTTATGTGCTCCACTTATCTCATACTCTATCTCATCTGTAATGTGTCTCCAGAATGGTGTGTCTCTACGTCTAGAGTAATAGTAATGTGACTCTACAAATTCTCTCCACCCATCCATGTGCTCTGCTAGGTTGTAATTATATCTGTCTCTAGCAAACTGGCCTGGTAATGTATCTTGCTTGAGAATATCTATGAGTGCAAGGATACCATGATGTGTATTGAATAATGATGTAGATTCTAATGGCTCAATGAATCCATATGATAATCCAATAGCAACACAGTTAGCAGTCCATGCTCTATCATGTCTGCCTTGTTTAAATTCTATCTTTCTATACTCTTCGTATCCAAACTCTTCTGCAGCATCTTTCTCTGATTGAAACTTAGATGAGTATACAAATCCTTTACTGATAAAATCCCATGTAGGTATAGTCCACTGCCATCCTGCAGTTTTACCTTGAGCATTTGTATATGCTACCATCTCTTCTTCTATATTAGTAGAGTAATCTACTTTAGTAACCAGTGCAGTATCAGTAAGAATATTATCGTATGGTATCCAGTCACTTGTCTTGTCAAATAATACTGATGACTGTCCAGTGCAATCAATAAACAAGTCAGCATATATTTCTTGGCCATTGACTACAAGGTGGTGGATTCTTTTATCCTTAGACCCCTGCATGACTCTCTCATACTTAACGGTTGTAACCTTATCAGTAATTAACTTAGCACTATCACAATACTTCCTAAGGTATGTGCAAAAACTACTAGCATCTATATGAAAACTTCTATCCTTTTCTATCTGATAAGGAGTTATAAGATGATTGTTTAATGGTAGTTTACCCTGCTCTGCTATCGTAACGAAGGGCATAAACAACTCTGCAAATGGAGGGACTTCATAACCCATTGCCTTTGCATACATCCACTCATGATATGATACGTCTGCTCTTATTGATTGACCATTAGGATAGTGAAAAACTTCACCTACCTTACTAAAATCTTGAAACCTACTGCTTGATTTGTATGTTGCTCTTGCTTCTCTTAGAAATGTCTCGTCATCAATCTCCATATACTTTAGATACTGATTGATGTGTGGTGTTGTAGATTCTCCCACACCAATAGACTCGCCACCTTCTATGATAGTTATATTCCAGTCACCAAATGTTTTACAAAGAGCAGCAGTTGTCATCCATCCTGCTGTGCCACCACCTACTATGACTACATTCATTTCTTTTTCTTCCTCAACCTCTGCTCCATTTTAGCATAAGCTAT